GGCGTGCCATGGCGCAAGCCAAAGCGTGGACCCTTTGTACGTGCACCGGGAGATTGCTATAAGAAGCTCTTCTGGTTGTCGCGCGATTTGGTTGGCGATGAGGTTACGGTGAGCGAAGTTTTGGCTCAGACTGAGGAGTTCGCAATGTCGCTTAGTGGTGTGCTGGTCGACGCTTCTCTCGAAGCAGACGGCGATGTGCATATTAAGAATGTTTGGTGGGGGAAGACGTTCTGCAACAATGTGCGTGAACTTGACGAGTTTCCTTCACCGTCAGACGTGCCTTTTGGCTCTCGCAGGTCTTTTCTCAACATCCCAAAATTTCTCAACTTTCTCCGCGGTATTCCCGCTGAACAAATTGTGTCGCATGAATTGGAGCGAACGTACGAAACGAGCGTTGTTGCTGATCCAATTAGCGTCGTCGCAGTTGCTGCCCCAGCCATTGTGCGCAACGCTGCCAGCGCTTATGCTGCTGCGATACCAGAAGGCCCCATTGGCGCCCTTTCGCAGGTTGCAGCTGATATCGCTCATGGTTCTCAGACTGTCCTGCCGCCGTTGCCGCTGGACGGGATGATGCCCGTGCCGGCGCCGCCACCTTTCTCCATTCCGTATCCTGGTTTCCTCGACGGCTACCATCTTGGTTGCCGCATTCGCCAGAGATAGCTCGTGCGCTCGACTTACTCGGTCGATCGCTTGCTCCTGGCGTTAAGCTGGCCACTGCATTGGCAGATGTTGCCGTGCATGTTGCGCAAGGTGCCTTTTTCGCGCATGCATTGTTGAGGGTTCTTTTCTTTCTTAACCAGCATTATGATGATCAGCATGACAACAGAACCGCATATGGTAGTACGCAACGCGCATCAGTGCCGGAACTCCCGGCCGTTGTTCAATTGCAGCTCATTGAGCGCGCTGTGCTCAACCAAGCTGTCGCGCCTCGCAATCGCGTCCCTATAGGTCCAACATCGCACGAACTGCGCTTAGCTAAGTTACTCACTGTGCGCGAGACGGGCGTTGTTAATTCTGCGTTCGCCCAGATTATGACGCAGCGTCTTGGCTTGTTAATGGCCGCACCTCACGACGCACCGATGCTGTGGCTACCGACGAACGTTCCTGAAGCAGTTTTTGCTGCTTTTTCCGACGCCTTACCGGATTTCTCTGTGGTTCGAGCGACTTATGTGCACCCGCATGGCGCTGCTTCGTCTGCTAGGTATGCGTTGTTCTCGAGGGTGTTGCAGAAAATACAAAATTCGCCGGTCTATCTCGTCGGCGCTTCAGCTGCGCAGGTCTCCATGACGCCACACGCTCTGCACAATGCACAGCCAATCTTGTCTGGTCGCGACGCTTTTCGCCATGAGATAGTGCCAACTCAAGCACAGCGTCAGTTCTCTGAGCAAATTCGTTGCAACAATAAGTTTCAGGACTGCCCGCATAGGCCCCCCCCGAACACTGTGCTATTCGCACCGTTGTCTACGCATGACATTCCGTTTGGCGAGTTTTGCGCTCATATGGCTGCCCGCGGAATTACTGAAGCTCACGTGATCACGCATCTCCCTGTGCCCCTTCTCGATTCGCGCATTTCGTCTTTCACTGACGAGGTTTTGGGATTGCTCTACAAACGTGAAGTCGATGGGATTAGCGTCACGCATCTTGGCGGGGCTTCCGCTGGGTACCGCCATTCGTTGGCTCTGCTAACTTGGTTGAGCCCATGCGTCGATCTTGAAGGCTTCCACGTTTTGTGCGAGGAAGTTTCGAAAGTTGGCAGCATGTACCATTTGCACATTAGCGTCGTTCGCGGTCGTCAAGAGATTGCTCCTCAGGCCTGGTTTTTAGCGGATGCACCACTCGTGCTTCCTTTCCTTCGACCTGGTTGGCGCCGTTCTGGCGCGTGCAAGGAGTTCACGGTGCCCGGTCGTCGCTTCAGGGCCCTCGTTTCATTTGTCGCCGGTCTCACGCCCAGTCAAGTTAGCTTCTCACTCGTCGCCGCGAAACTCCGTGGCATGCTCGGCGAGGTCCGAGTTGGAGACCAAGTTATTGAAGAGCGCTGGGATATGGGAACAGAGGAGCTCTACTCCACTGTAGGCCACGCGCTCTTAGCTCATCTTCGTCACTCCGGAGATTATGATATCGCTATGAACGCCTTCATTAGGCGTGAAAAAGCCGAATCGCGCAAACATGCTTCCTTTTTTGATCGACTCGATCAATATGTGTCCGATATTTTCTCTTGGCAAATCAATAGGCGTTCTGATCCGCTTGCACGCACACCCCTAGAGAGCGTGATGGATTGGTTCTTCTTTCACTCTGCCGATAGCGATAGTGACTATTATCAATACACGCCTCGAGAGCACTGGCATTTCGAGCAAGTACACCGCGTCGAGCTGCCGCAGGTTGCAGTTC